TGAAAGCGCAAGAACTTAAAGCCCATAAGCTCGTGTATCTTATCTTTCTCAACCCCTAGATGATTACCTACGCTTGTATATAATTCCCAAAGACGTAAATTTTGCTCAAGACTTCTGTTAAGCTTTGTATCTGCGACCGTGACTCGCCAGTGCTTTGTCCAGTCAAGGTTTTTTAACTTCTCTATAAGATTCGGTAGGTTTTGCTGCGTGAGTGACCATTTTATCATCTTTCCATCCTTTAGACTTAATTATTTTTCCATCATTAAAAGTAACTTTATATTCACAATTACCAAATAACTTAAACCAATTGCTATCTTCAAATTTCATAGTGGACTATCTCTGTAACGTAATGACTTTGGGTCAAACCATAATGGTATTCTTCCTTCCCACTCATAATGACGCTGCTTTGTTAAGTTCATATAAGCATCAGGAACAACATTCATGTCTTGATCTTTTAAATTACCAAATGCTATGTCTTCCTCTTTTTTCTTATTTCTAAAAATAGTGCAACAGTTGTCAGCTAAGTTTGTAATGTTGCTACTTCCCATAACGTCAAATTTAGATGGAGAATGATTTATCTCGTCTATAGTTTTTCTACTATGAGCAACTAAATGAATATGTATGTTCAAATCTCTAGCTGCAATACATATCTGATCTAAAAATTTCTTCTGTCCATTGTAATCATCTTCATTTATAGAGCACTTCATTAAACTGTCTATCACAAAATGTTGCACTCCTAATTGCTCAGCTCCATAGTAAACTACACTTAAAACTTTATTTGCGTTTGTAGAACCTAGTTGATCATATAACCATAGCTTTTCATTTGCCTTTGTTAAAAAATCCTCTATGTAAGAATCTGTAGGCATGTCACTTCCTAATGATTGCCTTATAAATCTTGCTAATGTAGACTTAGGTGTCATCTCAAAAGAAGCAACTAAACATTTATAATTTTTTAATAGATGCAATGTTACATAATTTAATAGCATACTTTTACCATGACCTGAATAACCTGACCATATAGTAACCTCCCCAGGTCGTAATCTCCATAAATCATGAGTCTTAGCAAATGGTAAAGTAGCTCCACTTTGCATTTCTCCATTAAAGTAATTAATGGTAGACTCTAAATAAGTAATTGGACTTTTAATCTTTAAATATTCTTCTGATTCTCTTGTAAAAAAATAATTTTTTATTTTATCTTCGTTAATAATTAACTCTTGAACTTTTTTATCTAGTGACATAGTTCATAAGCCTCTTTTATCCTATGATAAGCTAAAATTAATCTTTCAGTATCTGTATTGTCTAATTTTTTACCTTTAGATAAATCTAATGCAGCAATAGCACATAACAGCACTTCGTTAGAAAGTGTTGTCAATACAGCATAGGGATTAAATGCTCTTTTTAAAGACTTGTAATTATTTTCTAATTTATCAGGAAATAAATCATCAAATCTAATCCCAACAGCATCTAATATTTCATAAGTGGGGCAACCAGAAAAGCAATGTATAAGAATTCTTCCATCTTTAGTATATTTTATACCAACAGACGGGGATTTATCATCGTGAACTGGACATAGGCATTGCCATTGATCAGACCCTGACTTGTAAACTCTTTCAAACTTAGAAAGTATTTCATTTATTTCCATATAATCTCCTTTTATATGCTTTTATATTATTTAATCTTATATTATCTTCTATTATATTATATCTAACATAGATTGTATATAAGCATTATATATTAATTATGTTATCAGGCTCTAACCAATCCTTTAACTCGATTAAAACCTTGTTTATAAAGACAATTTCTTTGTGAAGTCTAAATGCAATTTTTCTAGCATCAGGTAATTCACCATTTTTTTCAGACGCCAAACACCAAAGTTCAAACAGTGTTGCTTTTTGAGTATCGGTTAAAGCATGCCAGTCAGGATCATTTATAATGTCTCTCCCGTAGCACTTAAACCAAACCATAGAGCTTTTATTTTTAAAATGTTGAAATTTGCTCCAATTTCTAATTCTCATATAATCTCCAGTATTTATTTGTTATCTAAATATTTTAATACTTGCTCTTTTATCCATTTAGATCCGCCTAAGCCTTGGATAATATGTTTGTATTCTAATGGCAGCATATATTTAACTCCAGCGGTAGGTATTACATTTTTAGGTCTACCTGCCCCTTTTCTTTTTCCGCCTCTACTCATTGATTTATAACCCCTTTTTATTAGAAAAGTTGATAATAACATGTTTTTGAAAAAAAGTGTTTACTTTTCCTATAATTATAATATATGATTACGTTGTAATTTAGATAAACATTGGAGATAATAATGGCAAATGAATTTGGAAAGGCAATAGATAAAACATTTTTAAGTATAGACCAGGCTGAAACAAGAGGTTTTTTACATAGAGATTATATTGCCCACTGCTTAAGATGGACTCATGTAGTTAAATGGATTTCTGCAAGCAGTAGATATAAAACAGCTAAACTACTAGACATAGGATGCGGGAAGGAAATGCCGTTAGCAAAACTATTGCATTCGTCAAGACTTGCGCCGTTGTTCTATGCTGCAGCAGACGTTTCTAAAATAGAAATGCCTCAACATTTTGCCACATCAACATGGAAGCCTAATCAATTGCTACCTGAAACAGACGCCGCTATATTAACTGTGGATAAGTTAGAACACCAGCCAAATGTTATAGTTTGCTTTGAAGTTTTAGAGCATATAGAACCTGAACACTGCAGGAGAATGATGTTAAATTTTTCTAAGTTAATAGAACCAGGAGGAACAGTGTTTTTATCTACCCCATGCTATGACAGCAAAGTTGGTGCTGCGGCAAACCATGTAAATGAAATGACATACCAAGCATTTGGAGCTGCGTTAGAGGATACTGGCTGGAGAATTCAAGGGCATTGGGGAACATTTGCATCTATTAAAGATTATAAAGATGTATTAACACAAGATCTAAAAGACTTATTTGATAAGTTTAAAGGGTATTATGACTCAAATTACTTAGCAACAATATTTGCTCCATTGTATCCGCAATTGTCAAGAAATTGTATTTGGGAATTAAAGTTTGATAAAGAGTCTGACTCAAGATTATTTCCAAGTTTAAAAGATGTAGATGGTCCATGGGGTAGTAGTGATAAATGGAAAGAATTATTAACTTAAGGAGATTGTATGTCTACAAATTATCAAGATGTTATTGACTTTCACAGTAAGTTTGGCTTAAATTATAACGGCAAACCTATGTTATTACATAAACATACTACTGACTTTAGAATTAAATTTATGCAAGAGGAGTTAAATGAATTTATTCACTCATCAAGTAATAATGATATCGTAGGGATGGCAGATGCTTTAGTAGATATTGTATATGTTGCAATGGGAACCGCTTATATGATGGGTCTTCCATGGCAAGAGTTATGGTCAGAAGTACAGCGATCTAATATGGAAAAAGTAAGAGCACTAAGCTCGTCTGAATCCAAAAGAAATACATCTTTAGATGTTGTTAAACCACAAGGTTGGACTCCGCCTAATCTTGAGCTAATCATTAATAATGCAGCAAACAAAGATGAAATATAAATTAATACTTGAAGGTCCTGATGGCGCTGGAAAATCTACACTAGCTAAGTCTATTGGAAAAACTTGGCATCATGGTTATTACGAAGATGCAAAGGAAATGTTTTGTGAGGTTGCAAAATCAATATTAAGTGAGTGTCAAGTTATAGACAGGTGTCATTATTCTGAGATAGTATATTCAGGTATCCATAGGAATGAAAAACAAAGACTTGGTAGTAAAGTAAGAATGTTAGATAGACTAATTTTATCGAAAAAATATATAGTTGTAAAATGCTTACCAGACTATGAGATATGTTATAAGGCATGGTCAAGTGGTAGAGAAGAGATGGTTAAAGACGAAGTAAAATTTAAAAAAATTTATCAGTCTTATTCTAATTTAGAAATTAACACACCTCATGTTGTATATGATTGGACTAAAGATAGCATTAAAACTTTAGAAGTTAAAATTAGCAATTTAAATTTATACGATAATAAAGGTCCAGGTATAGGAAACTTTAAACCTGGAAATATTTTGTTAGTTGGAGATAAGACAAACGATAAAGATTTTGGAGGCATTGATATTCCATTTGTGTCATGGTCAGGTTGTAGCCCATGGTTATCAGACCAGTTAGACAAGTCAAGTATATCTGAATCTGAATTATATTTTGTTAACTGTATTACCACTAGCAATGAATTAACATCTGCTAATTTTATAGATATATTAAAGCCAAGATTAGTAATTGCTTTAGGTGAGCATGCGGCAAAATGGTGTGAATTAAATAAAGTGCAGCATGAAAGAATTAGTCATCCTCAATATTGGAAGCGTTTTAATTCTAAAAAAATATATCCATTAATTGATATTTTAAAAAAGGCTATAGCATGAGTCAGCAAGAAAAATATTTAGAGATATATGAAGATTTAATTATTGACGGCAAAGAAAGATCACCTAGAAATTTGTTAACAAAAGAAATAGAAAACTATCATGTTGAGTTTTTGCCTAACCACCAATTCATTAATTTTGAGTCTAGAAAATTAAATATAAATTATATAAAAAAAGAAATTCAATGGTATTTTAAGGGTGATTTATATGATTTAAGCATTTGTGATGAAGCGTCTATATGGAAAAAATGTGTAACAAATGGAAAATTAAATAGTAATTACGGGCATTATTTATTTAGTAATGTTGGATTGGGCTTTGTAGTAAATGAACTGTTAAAAGATAACGATTCAAGAAGGGCTTTAGTATCTATATTTGATTCACACAAGCACTTGTACTCTGATAATAATGATGTTCCATGCACATGCACTTTAGGATTTAGAATAAGAGATGGAAAGTTAAATATGACAGTTCATATGAGAAGTCAAGACGCAGTCTATGGTTTAGGTAACGATTTACCATTTTTTAATTTGTGCTGGGAAATAGTATCTGTATTACTTAATGTTGAACAAGGTAAGTACCATCATTTTGTTGAGTCATTTCATATATATGAAAAGCATTTTGACATGGTAAATAAAATCTTGGATAATGATAATTTTACAGAAATTACAAGGCCTAAAATTTCTTTGATAGATGCCAAGCAGTTAATAAATGCTCTTTACCCATCAGCAGATAGTGATTTCATGAGGTGGCTACATGATAAGACCTAGTATTGATGAGTATTTTATAGATATGGCTAAGTTAGTGTCAACACGTGGAACTTGTATACGCAGAAAAGTAGGTTGCGTTTTAGTGTCTAGGGATAATAAAGTACTTGCTACGGGTTACAACGGAGTACCATCTGGATTTTCACATTGTATTGATGAGCCTTGCGATGGAGCATCTTATGCATCTGGTCATGGATTAGACAAATGTGAAGCCATTCATGCAGAAATGAACGCAGTGATTCACTGTAATGACATTAAGATGATATATACCGCATACTGTACAACAGCGCCATGTATCCATTGTATAAAAGTGTTACTTAATACTTCATGCAAAAGATTGGTTATATTTGAATCTTATCCTCATTCTGAAACAAGTAAAAAATTATGGCATCAAGACAACAGAATATGGCATTCTATAAAAAAGTCTTAATAATCAAGATGTTATAAAATATTAAAATATTTGAAAATAAGTGTTTACTTTTCATAAATAGACAGATATAATGCTTGTGTAGTGCATTTTAATTTGGAGATTATAAATGAAAATTAAGACAATGATAATACTGTCAATAGCATTTTGGGGTTATGTTTGGCTTTGTTTGCACATTATGGGTAAGTTAGCAGGTGTAATATGAACAAATGGTTATGGTTGTTTCTTTTTGTGTTTTGGGGGTATTTTATATGTCGCTTACTCTAGAAGACGTAGTAAAAGAATTACGCAGATGCACAGCAGAGCTTAAAGAGTCTAACGATAAATGGCAAGCTAAAGAACAAATGGCTTTAGAACAATATAACTTGGAGAATGGATATGAGTCAACAACAATTTTACGATCAAGTGATGATGGAACAGCACCAGCAAGAAGTATTAAACACACTCAATCAAGCAACAGGAGAGAAAAAGATGAACTATAACGAACTACGCAAGATTAATGTATCAGACCACATTGAGAAAAAGAATGGTCTATCTTATCTATCATGGGCTTGGGCTGTAGATACTCTTTTACAGCAAGACCCAGCCGCTACATGGACTTATGGTGAGCCTAAACAGTTTGGTGAAACACTTATGGTATTCTGCACAGTTTATGCTTTTAACAAGTCTATGACTTCACAATTACCTGTGCTTAACTTTAGAAACCAAGCTATCCCTAGCCCAGATGCTATGGCGGTCAATACAGCTATGCAGCGTTGTTTAGCTAAAGCTATTGCATTACATGGCATTGGTCTTTACATCTATAGCGGTGAGGATATTCCAGAATCAGAACAACCAGCTTTAAAAGCTGTATCTAGCAAGGACTTTCTATGATAAACCAAGGTACCGAAGAGTGGTTTCAGCAAAGGTTAGGTAAGGTTACAGCTAGTCGCCTTAGTGACGTTATAGCTAAGACTAAAAAAGGAGAATCTACATCTCGTCAAAATTATCTTATACAGCTTGTATCAGAACGTCTTACAGGTAAAAAAACAGATTCATTTACAAATAAAGCTATGGAAGATGGTGTTGAACGTGAACCTATAGCAAGAAAACTATACGAAAGTAAAACTAATTCTATAGTAACGGAAGTAGGTTTTTTTGACCACCCTGTCATTAAAAGTAGCGGCGCTAGTCCAGATGGAGCAGTAAATGCAGAAGAAGAAGGTAAGTATGCAGGTCTTGTAGAAATTAAATGCCCTATAGAAACTACGCACACAAACACCTTAATGAATAAATTAGTTCCTAGTAAGTACATACCACAAATGCAATGGCAGTTAGCTTGCACCGGTGCAAAGTGGGTAGACTTTGTAAGTTATAATCCCAATTTCCCTGATACAATGCAAATTTTTGTAGCTAGGGTTGAAAGAGATAATGCTTACATAGCAGAGTTAGAATCAGAAGTATTGAAGTTTCTAGACGAAGTAGACCAAGCAATTTTAAAACTAAAGGAGTAGTATATGGCTGAGTATGACAACACAAATAGCTTTGCGTTATTTAAAAATGACAAAGGAGACAATCCTAAGAGACCGGATTACACGGGAAAAATGAATGTTGATGGGATTAATTTTAGAATTAGTGGCTGGGTTAGGGAAAGTGCAAATGGAAAATTTATATCTGGATCAGTTCAGTTGCAAGAGAACACGCATTCGGAATATAAAAAGCCATCATTGGAAGGTGCTGACGAGGATGTTCCTTTTTAAGGGCATCCTCAGCATGCACTTGACAGTCATTACTTATTCATGATGTACATTGTAACTTCGAAACCAAAACGCATTTCAGTAGCTGCTGGTTTTGTCCACATAATGTTCTCCTAGTAAATGTAACAAGCAATATACTTGATACAATAAGATTATATTATTTTATGGAATTATGTGATATGGTAAAATTATTAAAAAGGTATAATTAAATTACTATATGGATATTAACGAATTAGAAATGAATGTTAATTGCTACGCCCAAGCGGTGTATCATGAAGTTAATACAAGAACATTAGAAGAAAAGGTAGGGGTGATTAATGTTATACGTAATAGGTTGCGTAGTGGTCGTTGGGGTCGTGATGTATGTTCTGTTACTTATGCTTCTGGTCAGTTCATTGGGGTTACAGACGAAAGTCATATTCCAGTTAATGAAAGGGCGTATTTGGAAACAAAACTTTTGGTTATTGATACGGTTGTTTTTAATAAACATACTAACCCAGTTGCAGATGCTTTATATTTCCATGATGACTCGATACCGCCAAAGAAAGAATGGTTTGGCAAGCGCAAAAAAACGCATATAGGAAGAATGGTGTTCTATTAATGAGAAAAATAACAGACGAAGAAATTATTGCGGCAATAAATGAATATATGCGTATTAATCCAGACGCTAATAGGACTAAAATTATTACTAAAGCTAAAGGTCCGCAAGAAAGAATTAGGAAACTTATTAAAGAAGGTAAGGTTACATTACCCACACCTTTACGTAGTGGATGCAATAGTGGTTGGAATAGGCATTTTACATGAATCCATTAGCTTACCTAGTGGAAGAATTTGACAAAGACGGAAAGTTAGTATGGTCTGCTCTTATGCCATCTAAACCTACATCTTTAGAAATTGAAAAAGATATTAAAAATAAATTGCACAATTGGGTTATTACGCCACTTATTCCAGATACAAAAAACATTATTAAAATAACTAATGTTAAAAAATACGATAGTAGTCGCTTTGTTACTGGCTTATAAATGCAAAAAATATTAGATGTCATAGTATGGTTGTTAGTTGTTGGCAGCATGGGTTGGCTTGCTTATGGGTGTTACTCATTAATTGATTTATTTTTTATAAGGGGATAGTTATGGTTGATTTA